TTCAGCAGATAAAGAGGCTTCCGCTCATACCAGCCATCAAAGACTGGGTCTGGGCACAGCTGTGCTGTCCTGTCGTAGTCGTTATACCACTCAATCCAGCGTTGTCTGCACTCAGGCGAGAACTCGTATGTCCCCGCTATGCGAGAGATGATGTAGAGGTCGTTCTTGAGAGCTTTGCAGAGCTCTCGCTCCTCCTCGTCCTCGACGGGAATTGGAACAGGCTTTGCCCGCCGTGTGGCCCAGACAAATATGATTCTCGACGTGAGTCCACTGCCAATAGCACTGCTTGGCAGCGAGGATGCAATGCTCTCTGGTGTTGTTGCAGCAAGCACGTTGAGAAACACAGACGGGACGACGTTCGTCCCAGTGTGTTTTGTTCGATACTTCCACGGGATTTCCTGGGCATCGAACAGGTCCGTTAGCATAACAATCATCTTCGTGTTGTCACCTTTCTGACCGAGGAAACTCTCAAACTCTTTCGAGGTGACCGTTAGACTGCTGTGCTGAAAGCGTGAGCCGTCTGGCATTTGCTCGTCAACAGCGCTGTTTTCCAAATCTTGAATTAGCGCCTGCGGCGTAACCGCATCGGCACTCAGAATGACATCTGGTATCTCCGACAGGAATTTTATCCCGAAGGAAATGGCTTGGCTCTTGCGAGCAGCACCTGGCGGTGCAACTAGCACAACATACATATTAGGATACACGTTTATCCTGCCGAGTGAAAGCTTGACTTTCTTGCGAAGCACGGCCGCAACCACGGACATAGCTACCCACCTGTGAAAGATTGTAGCACTTTCCGTGTTCTGCATGTATCGAAGGTATGCCTCAATCCAGTCATTCAACGTTCTCCCCATCGCTACTGTCTCCAGTCAATATCAAGCTCTTCCATATCACCCCAATACTCTCCAACCTTGAAGTCGACGTCGATTATCATCGTCTCGTTGTTGACTGGGATTTCCCTTATCATGTGTTCACGCATCAGGCGGATGCATCTGTCAACCCTCTCAGGTTCGGCTGCTACATAGATTGCGTCGTGGAGCTGGATGCAGACATCAAACTCGCTGCCGTGAGCTCGGTAGAAGCTCTCTGCTGATATATTGAGTAGGTCTCCGACTGAAGACTGCGGAATGTAGGAATATGCCTCTCGGAATAGAGCATCGCCCCACTCCTTAAGAAAGCGGTGCCTCCGACCAAAGAGATTAACAAGTGTTCTGTCTTGGCGGAGCTGCTGCTGTATCCGCATGTGCCAGCTTTTCAAGAGATGGTTCTTCTCGTAATAGCGGTTGAGCAAGGCTCGTGCCTGTGACAGCGTAACGCCGAGCTTCTCAGCCACCGTTGCAGGGCCAGCAGCATAGTTGCAGGCGTGGCGGAGCACCTTACCCACGCGCCTCTGAGCCTTCGTGACCTCGCTCATGGGTATTTCATACATCAGACTTGCTGTATAGCGATGCACGTCGTGCTTCTTCTTCCTCAAGGAAGGAGGCATTCCGAAGCTGTCCCTGAACAGCCTCATCAGGACAGTATCAAGACACAAGTAGGCCACCACGACGGCTTCTGCTTGGACATAGTCCGCTCCGATGAATACCTTCCCTTTCGGTGCTCGATAGAGCACACGAGCATCCTCGGGGATGTTCTGTAGGTTACCACTGCCGTATGGCAGGATAATGCTCTTGCTAGAGCTCCAGCGACCACCAAACGATGTTCCTGCTATATTATAGCAGGTATGCACCTTCCCTTCAGGGCTGACAGTGATGTCCACAAAAGACGATTTCTTCTTGGCGACAGCTCGCCGTTCAAGGATAAGCCCAGGAACTGGGTGCACCTTTGCAAGCCTTTTCAAGGCTTGCTCATCTGTTGTAACCTTGCGTTCCTGCTCTTTGGACCTGCGTCGCTTGAATTGCAACGGCAGGCCAAGGTCAACGTAGAGCAAGCGTTTCACCTGCTCTGGCGAGTTGAAATTTATTTCACGGCCACAAGCAGCGACAAGCTTCTCGTCAAGCTCTTTGAGCTGTTTTTTGCACTCCTTGAGGAGTGCGTCACGCTTCTCAAGGTCAATGTCTATGCCTCGCAGCTGCATGTAAATAGCAAGCTCGAGTTGCCTCATCTCCATATCAAAGATGTGCTGTTGACCAGCATTCCGAATTTCCCGTTCCAGAATTGGAACAAGAGCAATTGTGGCAGCCGCATCCTGGGCATTGTAAAGCCCCATGTCCCTGCTGGAATAGGGCTTCCAGACGGGAATGTCCAGACAGATACTTGCGAGATAGCCAAGGTCTCTCGGCAGTTCAGGCCACACAACATGGGCTGCGAGCAGCGTGTCCATATACATCTTCCTTGGAAAGATGTGGTAGCGATACCACAGCATAGCTGCGTCATAGACTGCGTTGTGCATCACAATTGGACAGCGTTCGCATAGACGAGCTACCGCTGACCAGATAGCGATTTCATCTCGTTCGGGCCACTTTGGATACTTGCCATCCAGCAACTGGATGGAAATGGCGAAGCCTGGGTCGGTTGACAAGCCAATCCACGAGACATGAGTCTTGGTGGCCTCGAGGTCAAGAGCCACAGGGCCTTTGGCACTGTCACAGAAATCTATGAACTCCTGCAGGGTTGGGCGAGTCTGGAAAACTCGCTTGTCCTCAGGGATTTGTGGGAACTTGCTATGATAGAGAGCCTTACGCAAATCCAAGACGAATGTTGTCTTCTTCTCCCACTCATAGTTTATCTTCTGTGGATGCCAAGTTGCAAGGACCTTCTGTCCTTTCACAAGTGTGGACTCCATTATATAGCCTCTATGTGAGGCTATTCCCACTCTTCCTGTTAGGGCCCACAAGGCTATTCGCCCAAGGGCAACAACAATGTTCGGGCGATACTGCTCAATCTCTTCCTTAAGGAGGTTGACCCACTCAACGAGTTGAGGCTTCGGTTTGGTGCAGGACGCATCATAAAAGTAATATTTTATGTCGTTGGCAGGCGGCCTCTCACGAGCCACATTCGCTATGAGGCATTCCGCTCGGTTTATTCCTGCGTATGATAGTAGGGAATTGAGCGTCTTCCCAGCTCGTCCTACGAAGGGTCGCCCTGTCATGTCTTCTTCTCTCCCAGGAGCTTCGCCAACCAGCATGATATTTGCAGTCGGTGGACCTTCAGTAGGGACAAATGTCATGGTTCTGCCCTCCTTCCACCTAAATTCACCATTCTGACAGCACTAGTGTCCAAAGAGAAAGCCCTAATCCTGACTCCTCTTGCCATGCAGCAGAGCAAACGCTCAACGTTGTCTACCATGAAGCCTCCTTTTATCCCTAGTCCATAGAACTTCCCAGAAGCGAATTCGTAGTAAGTGACTGGGCACGGAATCTTCTTTCCTTCCTTCCTTCCTTGCCTTCTTTGCTACCACCTGGACGGTTTGCATGTCTGGAACCACTATATAGGAGAAGTGTTTGTCGGCTAGCTCAATAAGTTTAGAGGTCTTGCCCGTTCCCCTATCTCCTTGGAAACACATTATCTCTGTCATCTCACAGCTTCACCTCCTTTGACAAGGCTTCGAGTGCAGCAGCATACGCCGCCTTGTCTATTTCACAGCCAATAGGCCGCATCTTCAACGACAGGGCTGCACGGAAAGTGCTGGCAGAGCCAGCAAAGGGGTCGCAAACGACGCTGTTGGGCATAACTGCTCGCTGGATGAGCTCACGCAGGAGCTCAACGGGCTTCTCCGTTGGATGGATGCGTTTGCTTGACTCGACAGGCGGAACCTGTATCCAATCAGGACGTCCTTGTAGAACAAGCTCGCTGTCTGGCCTACGGCAGTATAGCAGCATGTCGTAGCAGCTGGCTGGCCAACACTTCGGTGCGTTGCACTGGCCCACGGCCCGCTTAACCCATATAACAGGGCGAACGTGTGGAAGCCAGCCCACGGCTTCGAAGATTGTCCTGACGGCATGGAAATACTCAGGTGCTACAAATACCCAGGCATGAGCCGTGCTCTTGCAGAAACGAAAGCTCTCACGTGCAAGCACAGTATAAAGCTCGAAAGCCTTGTCAGGCCTATCGGTGAACTTGTAGCCAGCCGTGCTGACACCACCCGTTTCACGGCCTACGCTTGTGGCGATTTCATCTATGTTAATACCGTAAGGCGGGTCCGTCAACAACAGGTCAACAGACCTGTCTGGCACAGTCGGCATCCACTCTCTTGCATCCGCAAGGTGCAAATCCCACTCCGAACGAGCATTGCGAGCGAGCTGAGCTCGCCGCAGTGCGACGTCGATGCTCCTTGCTGCTCGCTTAATAGCAGATTTCTTCTTGAGCTTTGCAAGCTCAGGAAAAGTTTCCACCGCCTGGGCAATTTGGATGTGCTCAATGACCTTAGCTCGGCTAACGCCAAGGCTTTCAGCGGTTTTATCGAGTGTCCATCCACCCTCTCGACCGCTTTGCGACTCACCATAAAGCTTCTGCTTTATGTTATGAAGGTCTCGTATGGCAAGAGCCTCCTCGGCGGGAGTGAGATTTTCACGCTGTAGGTTCTCTTCGAGCTCGATTTCTCGCAGGACCAGAGGGTCGACTGCGTCTATGTAAATACAGCGGACTTTCCGCTGCCCCATCTTGCACGCCGCTAGGCGGCGTCCACCTGCGACAAGTCGCATGTCTCGAGTTACAATGATAGGGACGAACTGTCCGTATTTCTCCATAGAGTGAAGAAGCTTTTTCAGCTTTCGCTGGTCAACCTCCTTCCGATACCTCGGAAGGTCTTTGTCAAGGACGACCTCATCGGGGTCGACCTCGAAGATTTCCTTCTCATTGAAGTAAGACATTCCTTAGTCCTCCCAGAAAAGTCAAAATTTGACGTTCTAGCTCCGTCTAACGATAGACGTTACATGGCCGCAGTCAGCACAGCGAAATAGCTCGATTGCGATAAGCTCCTCACGCCCAGTATGCGAGAGGACTGCGGAGACCTTTTTCAAAACAAAGACAGTCGTAAAATACGTGCTTCCGCACTTAGGACACTCTACATTTGGGCACTTTGACAAGTCAACCCTGACGGGCTGGCCTACGACTTGCGAACCGTGCCCTCCGTTACCATTACCACCTTTCTTCATCTCTCCCTCCACCTGAGTTTTGGACAACATCTGTGAATGTCATACACCTTCTCCACTTGCTCCTTTGATAAAATTGAGCCAAAATAAACGGAGTGCTCCGAGAGAGAAGCAACTTCCTCGCTATTCAGGAAGACTCTGACTGTGTTCTTCCTGCACATCACAGATATAACGGTGTCTTCTGGTGCTTCCCGAAGCAGCTCGTCTACTATCCACTTAGTCTGTCTCCTGACTTTGTCTGTCATCTTTGGCCTCCCTTGAGTGACGCTAGGTCACTCAGTTTGATACCAATTTTCTTGAGAAGAGCCCTCTCCTTCTCGGAGAGGAGAGGGCTTCGCCTCGGCTTCACAGTCGAAAGGTCCCTTTCACGCTGGCCCCGGTAGGAGCGAATGAATTGCATTCGCTCCTCTGGGGTCATTTCCATGAAAGGCTTATGCATCTCGAGAAGCTTCACTTCCCTTCCTTTCCTTGCCAGACAGCTATCATTTTTCTAATTTCATTAGTCACTTGACCCTCATACTCACGGATGCCAACTTGCACGTCCACACGCAAGCCAATCCACTCTGCATTGCGGATAGCCTCGGCGATTTTCGCTGGTGTGGACATATCCACTCCCATCGCATCGCTGAAGCGACGCAACATATTTATCTTGGCCTGGCGTTTTGTCATCCTGCCATCACGAGTGAGCTCATTCTCGTCCCCTTCCCGAGGCAAGAAATTACGGTAGTAAAGGACGCTTCCGTCAATGGGGGTTTCACCGTCGCTCTTAACTCCGCCGTTGTCGTTCAGCGTTACTTGCCATACAACGGCATTTTGCTCAGGGTCGTAGCTGACTGCTGTCACATCTCCGTGATATGAGCCCTGGGGAATTAAGGGCTCAGGCTTGAACTCCTCCTCTACGTCAAAGCTCCCTGGGATGTAAACTTCATTTTCCATTTTGTCCTCCTTTTTCAATATACCTCATTATTGCCTGCCAGTCGTTAGGAACAAAATCTGGCAGGCGGTGCTCTTTGCCTGACAAAGTCGAGCGGGCCTTCGTTAGGCCAATGGGCACAGTTTGCAAATACCACCGAGTAACGTTCTTCTCTCGACGAGTCGTTGCATAGTAGACCTCGTCGAAATAGCCTGGGACCTTCTCAGACAGCTGGCCCGTCAGCAATGGACCAATGTCTATGATGACCCCAGTCGACTCGTCACGCTTGATGTCGATGTGCGAAAGCACAATGACATTGCAAGGCAACGATACAATCTGCCGCAGCTTGCCTTCTACCAGGTTACGAACCATCTGGTAGTGGACGTTCCAGATTGGTCCACCTGTCGCCGACCGCTTGGGGTCGAGCACCAGTGCTCTTTCCATTGCGAGGTCAGTCATGGTTGTCGTGCTGTCCACAACGACCGTCTTATACTTGTCGGCGTCCTTGCGAAGCTGCAGCAAATCCTTTTCAAACTTAACCCAGCTCTGCCAATTCATGTCATAGGTCTCGTAGTCGAAGTCCTTACCTGCGTAGGTCAAGATGTGGCCATCGAAGTCGAAGACAAATCCAGGAGTGGGAGCACTTGCTGCGAAAGTGCTCTTTCCTGTTCCATACGAGCCGATGACCATTATCTTCAGGTGCTGGGTGTTGGCCTTAACATTCTTCGCACTTGGCATACATTGCCTCCTTCATGTTGCCTATCCGCTTGAGCGTCGGCTCGAGATAATCTCGAGTTGTGCGGATAAAGCCTGGGATTGGACAATCCTTGTCCTGCAGCTCACTAAGTGACAAGTGTCGCTCGCAGAGTGGTGCGTAGCAGCACCTGCCGAAGCGATAGCAGCTGTCAAACTGCATTGGCCAGCACTGGCGTGCTTCACACTGGGCGATTTGTTCCGCTATCAGAGCGAAGCTCTGCTTCCACGCCTCGAGGTCGTCGTCGGTGAAGACCATCGGGACACGCCTGAAGGCAATTGTCTGCTTCCCCCACGTGCCGTCCGCCTTGCGGCGACAAGACACTTGGTGGATTACCACCAGACAACCTTGGACCTCCAGCCCCATTGCCTTTGCAGCGTAGGTGTAGCCCATTATTTGAGCTGAGCGGTTCAACCGTTCAGCGACGAGAGCAGCCGATTGCCCTGTTGTCTTATGCTCTACGACGAAGGGAATGCCATCGAGCACAGCTCGCATGTCTATGCGACCGAAGAAGCCAAGGTTGTCGCCGACCTCGACAAAGAACGACTGCTCTGTGGCTTTCACCTCGAGAGAGCCGACGTCAGTCTGCTGGAATTCATCAATATACGCTAGCAGGGCTTCGCCTGCTGTATCCAGCGTGCGATAGTCCTCTTCCCACTCAGGATGAATGGCTGTCTCCAACTGCCAGATGGCTTTGCCATAGGCCAAGGCTTGTTGCACAGCCTCGCCGAGCTTCGCTCCTGCTTTGACAGCACTGTAATAGCCCTCCATCACAGCGTGCCATGTGCTGCCATAACGCAAGGCATTGCTGCCTTGCAGAGGGCGTAGTCCGCAAACGCAGGACAGGAAATACTTTCTTGGACAGGAGGCGAACGCCTCCCGCCCAGAGTTGTCCAGCTTCATCATAGATTGATACCCACTTTTGCAAGGGCGTCGATAATAGCCCGACGCTCGTCGTCTTCGAGACCAGCCAAGCGACGCTCCAGCTCGGCTTTGCTGAGCTTCGGAGCAGCAGCCCGCTTTGCAGTCCACTCGCCACTTTTCAAGACCTCCCAACGCCTCTGGATGGCTTCACTAGCCTCTTCGCCGTCACGACCTGCAGCAGCATCGCCCAACACCTGCGATAAGCCGTGTATCATGAGCTTACGCTGGATGTCAGGGGAAAGCTCATCAACTTTAAAGGTCTCCTCCCATCCTGTGCTCACCACAGTGATGATAACACCATCATCAAGAGGTGTCTTGTTTAACTTCTTCGCACTCATCCTGAACCTCCTTTAATGAAATTAGACCTCCCTCTACGAGGAGGTCGTATACCAACTGGGACATTGACTTGCCAGCTAAGGCCGCAGCAATCTTTAGCTGGCATTTCGTCCCTTGTGGCCACCTGAAATGGAAATCTTCTAATGCGTCATTGTTGTTCATTTGTTCATTTGTATAACATACCTTTTTCAAGGTGTCAATCCCTAAATTTGCAAGGTTGACACCCAACCGTTACCTGAGTCTCGCAATCATGTCATCAACTGCACGCCGCAATATACGAATCTTCTCAGCAGCATCCTCAAGACATCTCTCAAGTGGGGCCTCTGGCACTTCAATGGTGTCCTCACAAGCAGCCTTAAGCCTCTCGGGCATGGGAGCTGCTTCTGTGCAGTATGGACTGATGTATTCAGCCAGCGTCCTGAGGCACACCTGTAAATTGTCCAGTTCACCGAGAATAGTGTCTGCCTTCTCCATTATCGGAGACCTCTGATTTGCACTCATAGCTTCTCACCTCCCTTCCTTGATTATTTCACCCGTCTAACGACCAGTGTGTAGCCGCCCTCGACGGGGACGGACTTTGTCTGACCCACTGAAAGTGGAAGGATATCGTCCTTCCGAATGCCCAGCACACCAGGGAGGTGCGACATGTCGCACATTCTTTCTAAGGAAATTCTTGGCTGATGGGCGATTGTATCGCCGTGAGACGACACAATTTTGCTGCACAGCAGCATGGCTGCAGAGCAGCCAGAAGTGTCAAATTTTGACCTTTTTACTGGCATTATTGTTCCTCCTTAGGCTGCCTCAAGGCGACCTCAAAACCTTTTTATACTCCATACTCATCCTCCTCAGCGCACTGACATTTGACAATCAGCTGTCCAAATTCCACATCATACCACCAAGAGGTGCACCACACGAGCCCTCGGCTTGCGTAGCCGAGGTAACTGTGTCCATGATATATGTGCACCTCTAGTGGGCTGAAGGCCAACGGGGCTTTGCCTGTTGGCCTGAACAACTCGTCTGTGAAGACGAGGTTCGTCTTGCTCTCTTGAATGTGAATGCAAAATCTTGGCATCTCGTCTCACCTCCTTTCTTTCCAGAAATGTCAAATTTTGACATTTCAGTTATTTATCCATCTGATAATAAGCCATCCTGTTAGCCATACGGCTGCTAGAAAACCAAAGAACTCAATCATTCTTCACCTCCTGCGTCTACAGCACATTCTCTGTCCAGCCACTCGTTCACAAGCATCCTGTATTCCTTCGCCCAGGACCTCAAGTCCTCTGGTGATATAGAGCATATTAGTCTATCGAGCAAGATGGAAACCTTCTTGTGGAGCGTTCGCCAAGCACTCTCTACATGCATCAAATAGTGAAGAAGCTCCTGGCGGTGCTCGCAAGCGAACCAGGAAGCCTCGACTACACTCTCGGGCGAAAGCCGTCTAAAGTCAGAGGCACTCACTATGACTTGACGTGTGTCCTCGCACCGCAGAGGCCCTGTGAATACAACCTTCACGAGCCACTTACATGGAACATCTGGCCCTCGCAGGGCGGTGACATAGTCCCATGCAGCGACTTCCAGCCCTGCTTCGAGCAGCTCTTGCACAATTTGCTTCCAATCCTTGTCCTTATTCTTCATCTATGTCCTCCTTCCGAAGGACTCTCGTCCTTCGCTTCTTCAATAAGCCTCTCGTAAGAGGCTCTTATTTGCTCTCGCTCCTTGGAGCCGACATTTAGACTGGCGATGTATTGCCAGAAGGCTCGCCAGTATGCTGAAAGCTCCCTGAAGGGACGCTCATTCATCTTTGTTCTCCTCTGGAAGAACATTCGTTCTTCTGAGCCACCCTGCGACTGCTCGTGTGTATTCAGTGGACAGGTCACTCAGTCTCGGGGTCTTACCGCATCGCTTTGCCTCTAGCACTTGCGTAAGGACTTTTGCGACCCTTGGCTCGAGGACGTGCCAGACTGATATTAAGTGCTTGAGATAATGCTCATCTCCCCTCTGTATTAAGAAGCGGAACGCTTTGAGCACATTGTCAGGACGCTTTATGCACCAGTGATACGCTGACGTATCAGCTACTGCGAAGACGAAGCCCTTGTAGCCTCGCAGCGGTCCAGTGAATATAGCCTTTACACTCCAGGGAACACCGTAGCCGTCTGGTCCACGCAACGCTGTTGCGTAGAGCCAGGCTGCGGCTTCGCCCTCCTTCCTTACTATCTCTCGCAGTATTGTAAGCCATGTTTTCTCATCGTTACGTTTCTTCCTTCTTGACATCTTCGTTCTCCTTCAACGAGCTACACTCGTCCTCGGCTCGGCCGAGAATCTCCTCTATCTGTTCCGCTGTTAGACCATCTTGGATGGCTGTGCGGCGCAGTCTCTCACGGCTTGACAGCGTCACACGAACGATGCTGCCGTCCGTAGCACGCTTGAAGGCCACTGTCGGTGACAGCGGCTCTCGTCGCAGAGCGACAAAGAAGCGACGCTTTACAAGCGTCACACGGATGCTGACGCTCTCAGCGTCGGCTTGGTCAGGATACTCCTCTCGGAGCTTCAGCAGGCGGTTGCGGAGGCGAGTGGCCTCCGCCTTTGAAGCAGCAGGGAGCAGGAGTTCCTCTCCAGCCTGTAGCGACAACGCTTCACAGAACCAATCTTTAAGCATTGTCGGCCTCCTTCAGTAGTTTGAGAACAGTCTCCAGCTGGAGCAGCATGACCTCTGCGGCTTCCAGCCATTCAGCCCAGGTGCGTGCCCACCTAATATTTGACCAAGCGTTTAGAGCTGAATGGTCAGTGCACTGGCCAAACACTACTCGCAACGGGCAGTTCCCACACACGGTCTCGTAGAGGAAGTGCTCGCAGAGCGGGCAGTCTTCTGAATACCAGCTCTCACCAATCTCAATCTCCATATAGTGATAGTCTGTTATCCACTCTGGGTTCTGCTGCTTGACCCACTCTATCATCCTCTTCCAGTGGTCTACCGACTGCTGAGTTGCTTGAATGGCTTCTTTAGTGGCTTCCATCTCCATCCTCCCGTCTTCCTGCTTCACCCATCCGAGCCCGCATGGCAAGCTCAAGAAACCGCTCGCTCAAAGTCTTCGCCATCTGCTGCAAGGTGTATTCCGCAAGCAGGACGGTGAAGAGGGCTTTTTCTCGCTCGTCGAAAACCCTCCAGACGTGGAGGATGCTCTCCACATGCTTGCTCCGTAATTGCTCGCCCTCTTGCATAAGGGTCTTTCCGAATTCTGTCGCAGCTCTTGCAACAGCGTGAAACGCATCATCTTCGATGCCAAGAGCCTGCGAGACCTTCTGTTTTGTGTGGTCTATAGCTGGCAACCTCTCAGGAAAGGTTGCCACAACCTCTTCTACCCCCTCGGGGGGTAGAAGGTCGAGAGCCTTTTGCAAGGCCTCCTCGAGGCCTTTTCTACTTAAATTGCTTAAGTTCATCATCGTAAATCCTCCTTTGAGCTTTGTTGTTTATCTTCCTTCTTTGAAATTTTCTTTTCTTTATATCACTATTGCTCTTATCCCCTTCTCAAATTCCTCTATCCCTCTTTCTATGTCGGCCCGAGGGCTGACAGAGATAAGCGCTCCGTTGAAGCTGAATTCGATGAAAGCCACTCCTAGTTTCTCCGCCTTCTCCTTCGCTTCAGTAAGAGCCTCCCTCAGTGAGACTCCCGCTGTGAAGCTTACTCTTATGGACATCTTGCTCATTGCCTCCTCCTTTGGAGTCTTCCACAAATCCTCCTTCCTTTTAAGCCATTTGGCCGTGCCTACAAACCCTTCCTCAACCCCTTGGAGGTGAGACAAGGGGCAGGAGGTGCGGAGGAAGGTAAACTCAGCACGGCCGTTGGCACTATTGTGCTAGAGCATTTAGCATGTCCTCAATGTAGTCCCTTGTTTCCTGCCTGATGTCATTGGGCAGGGTGTATGTGCCCGAGCTCCTTGTTAGGTCGTGTATTAAGTTGTCTCTGCTATATGCAGGGTCTTCAGGCATCGGATTTGCCCGAAGGTAATTCCTTATGTCCTCTTCGCTAATGCGAAGAGCGGAGGGGTCAATTCCCTCCATTGTTACGCTCTCGTATATCATCCAGCATTTTCTTATCTTAATCATCTTCTCCTCCTTTCTTCGTCATCGCCTTTGTGGCATGGCTAGACCTCCTTCGCCTTTATAAGGAGCTTCTCAATGAGCTCCTCTTTTGAGAGACGGAGCAACCGCTCCCTGCACTGCGAGCAGGTCGCTCTCGATACCTCCTTGACTTTGTCAGGGCGAAAGCCCTCAAGGGGCACTTTCGTGCCCTCAAGAGCTGTGCCCTTGTCGTTCGACCTCATCTCCCAGGCTTCCGACTGCACACTGCTGCACAGCGCGCACCGATACTTGACCAGGAGATTATACGGTTCAGGATGTGTCTTGTGAGGCCTCGCTCTTCGAGGCCTCTTGATGTGAATCTCAATCCCCAACGCCTGTAAGGCGTCGAGGTCTTCGGCCGAAAGGCCTTCGGCTTTTTCTTCTTCTATCACTACCTTCATGCTGCACCTCCTTTCTTTATTCCTTTCCATCTGTCAAAATGCTCTTCCTCTCGCTCCACTATCCTCTCGGCCAGCTCCTTCTTCGAGAGGCTGGTCGCATCTGTGATGCCATACTGGGTCGCGCTAGCGACGAGTATGGCCTTCGGGTGGCGGAGCAACAAGCGGACGGATGGCTTAGGCCGTCTGAATTCTGTCATCTCTTATCTCCTCCTCGTTCTCCTTTGGGAAGACTTTTTGCGTTCATCTTGCGCCTCCCTTACCCTAAAATCTCTAAATCTTCCGCCGATATTCTCTCATCGGCGGAGAGAATTGTCAATCCTTCCTCGGTGACCCTGTATACGACAGGGTCGTCGTCTCCGTCTCCCTCTTCAATCAAAGCGCCCACTTGGGCGACATGAAAGGAGAGGTAAGCCTCTGTCGCTGAACTCGCTGTCCTATCTTCGCTGTCAGCAATTGTGAAAAAAATTCCCTCTTTACTCCTTACGGAGTAGGCTGTTGAGAAGAAGCCGATGTGTGTCGGCTTCTCTGAAGTGGAAGAGAGAACGGCGAGGAATGTCTCACCTCGCTTTGTCCTCCGTAGCTCGCAAACGAATGTCTGCGGGAGACCGCCGAAGAACTCGTCTGGGTCTAGACCCAGACCCAGACGAGGGGACAGGCTGATGAAGCCCCCTCGTCTCATGTATCGAGGATGAGCTCCACCTCCTGCATCTGGGCGTGGGCGGAGCACAAAGCCAGTTCCTACGCCCTCAATTGTGTAGGGACTGGCGTCCCACTTACCTCTCTTTTCCGAGATTTTTACATTCATACTGCACCTCCTATAGTTATTATGGTCAAATGACCATAATACCATTATACCTCATTGTATTATTTTTGTCAATACTCATAAATAACCAATAAATCAACGGTTTTGGCCAATGGCCTGAGCCGAAGGCCAGAAATGTCAATTTTGACATTATTTCTTAGCTTCGCTAAGGATGGTGTCAATCTCTTCGACCGAAAGGCCGTCGGCCTGCATCCGTTTGCGGAGCATCTCCATTCTCATGTCAACAGGCTCTTTCGAGCCGTCAGCTCGTCTGAGCGAGATGCTGTAGTTACACTTGCGTAGCACCACACATGGCCATCCTTCTTCATCCTTGCGGAGGGAAATCACAATCTCCCCTTGGCGCTTCCACCTCTTGAGAAAGCGCCAGATACGCACCTTGAGTGCTTCTTGTTCGCTCTTTGAGCGAACATTTATCCAGAGCTCCTCGTCAGGGGACATCTGCTCTAGCTTATCCATCAGAACTGACACATCAAGCATTTTTGACCTCCGTCTATGTTATTTGTTATGCGTTATACAATATATGTGGTGTAATGTCAAAACATTACGCATAACGCATTTTGCATTACATTTGACCCATGTTTGTGTATGTCAATTTTTGACCTTTCTGCCACTGTGTGGCTCTGCCACCTTTGGCGCTTGCGCCTATCCAGCTGTGCTGAAGGCGCTGTGCCAAAGCCAGCTTTTAAATCCTTTGGATTTTTTTTTTTTTTTTTTTTTTTTTTTTTTTTTTTCAACCAAGAAAAGTTACAAAAATACATAGAGATACGGGGTAGAATGTAATGCGAAATGCGAAATGCGCAATGCATAACAAAATGTCAAATTTTGACCCTTCTGGCCGTGAAACGGCGTCGCCCGATAGGGTTGACAAACTGGCAAAACGGAGTTATGGTGGTGTTATCACGTGCGCACGTGAAATAAATTTGGGAGGTTGCCAAATGGCAGAGGAAAAGGTAAAGGTTACTAAAGACTGGGAAAACTTAACGGTTACTATTAAAGGTTACGGCGTTGAGCGTGTTTATGACCTCAAACAGTTACCGAATAACATGAAAAATAGGTGTCTAGTTCTAGGTGCTAGCAACAAATTGCGTGATAGCTACGCTGGCAAGGACAAAACGCCTAAATGGTGGGAATATTCTGACGAGGTATATCACGCATTATGTGACGGCGTTTGGGAGCGTAAACCTGAAAGCAAGCTAAAGAGGCTGGAGGAACTCGCAGAAAGTGGTGTTTTCACGGACAAGCAGATAGCTGTGCTAAAGAAACTGGGGTTGATAAAATAGCCTTGACAAGCTACAACCTGCACGGGGCGCGGCCTCCACGGCCTGCGCCCTTTCTTTTTGTCCGCTGGCGTCAGCCCAGCCGAAGCCCCCCCTAAGCCCCCGCAGGCATCCCACCCGACTGAAGACATAGTCCAATTTTCTCCACAACCAAAATTTCAACCAGCTGCGCTGGATGCAACGCAGCCAAAAAGTCAAATGTTGACGTTTCTTGTGCTAACGCAGGTGCACCCAGCTGCGCTGGCGATTTAGCTCGATGAACATTTGTCCATTCACACATTGACTTACACCAATGGCGTGATATCATATTACCATGGGGCGGCCTAAGAAAAGCCTTGACGAAGAGACTATACTAGACCTCGTAGAGCGAGGCCTTCCGCAGAAGGAAATCGCTGAGGAGCTTGGCGTTAGCACGCCGACGCTGGCGAAGCGGATAGCTGACCTTCGAGAGAAGCAAGGCCTTCTGCTGAAATACCGTGCATTGCAGAGCTTGCAGCTCACCGAGCTACAATGCAGAGTGCTAGAGGCGATTACGCCTGAGAAAATCGAAGAAGCCCCACTTCGGGACCTTGTCCTTGCATATAAAGTTCTGAAAGACAAGGAGCAATCCATTGAAGGACTGCCGTCGGACATCAAGGGTCTTGTTGGCTACCTGGTCGAGCTTGAGAAGAGCAAGCTTGACAGCGAAGATAGTGACAGCAGTGCTGTCATTGATGTTACTCCTAGCAATGGAGACGAGAGTCGTGCCAGAGACAAAAGTCACGTTGACAAGACTATCAACTAGCAAAGCTGGCACACACGGAGTGCTCTCCGTGAACGGACAGGTGATGTTCGTTACGCTGGAGCGCCCGTGGGTGGATAACAGGCCCAATGTGTCCTGCATTCCCGCAGGACGATACAACGTCAGGATGAGGTATTCGCCTCGCTTCAAGCGTAAGCTTTATGAAATAGAGGGTGTGGAGGGCCGCAGTGATATTCTGATACATCCAGGGAACACAGTTGAGGACACCAGTGGCTGTATCCTTCTTGGAGAGAAGCGAGAAGGCACTAGTGTGCTGAACAGTAGGCGGGCCGTTGAGTCGCTACACAAGCAGCTTGGAGGCAAACCGTTTGTCTTGGAGGTGCGGAATGCGTGGCCTTAATCCTGTTGTGCTAGAGCGTTTACGCTCCTGGCAGGACAATCCGTTGAGGTTTGTGCTAGAATGCTTCAAATGGCCGAAAGGCCAGGGGCCAACATTCCAGCAAAAAGAAGCTCTTCAGGCGATAGCCTTCAGGAAGCGTGTTAGTATTCGGAGCGGCCATGGTTGTGGAAAGAGTGCTGCCGCCGTGTGGATAGCCTTGTGGTTCATGAGCACAAGGGCATATGCCAAAGTGGCCGTCACTGGGCCGACAGGTCGACAGTTGTATGACATATTCTGGGCTGAGCTTGCGAAGTGGTTCAGGCGGTCACGCCTGCAGGACGAATTTGTAATGCAGAAAGGAAAGTTTTTCTACAAGGCTGCGCCTGAAGACTGGTGGATACGGCTGATAAGCCCACGGGTAAAGGCCACGAAGGAGGAGCAGGCGGAAACGCTTGCTGGCCTTCACGGCGACCACCTCCTCATCATCGTAGATGAGGCCAGCGGCGTGCATGACCCTGTGTTTGTGCCACTGGAAGGAGCCCTGACAAGGCCCGACAACAAAGTCTTGCTGATTGGAAATATGACGAAGTCCTCTGGATACTTCTATGACACACATTTCCATGCTGCCATTCGACAGAAGTGGGCGCATTTGCACTGGAATAGCGAGAAATCGCCTTTGGTGACGAAGGAGACCGTGGAATACTTCAGGGATAAATATGGTGAAGATAGCAGCGTTTACGCTGTGCGTATAAAGGGCGACCCTCCGCTTACAGATGAGCGGGCTCTCATCCCGCTGGAATGGAGTCGCCAGTGCATTGGTAACGAAGTTGCCGTTGCTGATGACGAACCGCTCTATCTGAGTGTGGACATCGCCAGATACGGTGACGACGTCTCCGTGGTAATGCCCCGCAGGGGTCTTAAGGTCTACGAGTGGGACGTCTTTAAAGGCATGAACACAATATCGCTAGCGGGAAACATCCTGCAAACGTATACAGAGCGGAACGCCAGCGGCGTCATTCTTGACGAAATCGGAGTCGGAGCGGGTGTCGTGGACTGGCTTGAAAAGCATGGAATGGTCAACTGCTACGGAGTAAATGTGTGCTGGAGATCCAGCGACGTCAGTCGTTATCACAGATTGCGAGATGAACTATGGTGGACGGTGAGAGAGAAATGTATGCGAGGACTTTACTCGTTCCCTCCGACAAAGGAGTCAGAGACGTTGTGTGATGAGCTGGCCTCGCCGAAATATGACTTCAATGCCCAAGGCGGTATTGTCGTTGAGAGCAAGAAGAAGATGCGAGCTCGTGGTGTCGGAAGCCCGAACAGGGCTGATGCCCTTGTGTTGAGCGAATATGTTAATAGCGTAGCTCACAAGGTATGGCCCGTAAAGAAGACACATGTGTCTTCTAACAGAAAATATTATACTGTGAGTGGAGAACATGCATGGATGGCAACTTAGAGTTATACAGGAAACTGAGAGGCAAGCGTGGCTTCGTGGGCCTCTCGAAGGCGGAACAGCCTGTGTTGGTCGAAGGTGTGGAGACGGGTGAGACAGGTATCAGGGTGTATGTCAGAAGGAAGCTTCCTGTGAGTATGCTCAGGAAGCAGGACGTCATCCCGTCTAAGTTTAAAGGGAAGAGGATTGACGTGGTCGAGATTGGCGACATCACTGCTTTAGCGGTGGATAAGACCAAGAGGTTCAGACCTGTTCCGATAGGCGTCTCCGTAGGACACATTAGCATAACCGCTTGTAGCTTGGGCTTTTATCCTATCTACAGGAACGGAGTTGTTCTTGTGGGAGGCAACGCCCATTGCTATACGCCTGATCCAAGCCTCAGCCCAGAACAGGTAAAAGAGAAGCAGATAGTCCAACCTGGAAGGTATCACGATGAGCATTCTGGGGTGGTTGGGGAATACTACTGGCATGAGCGGATTGTGCCTGTGGACGAAGGCTGCCCTGTGGGTAAGGCGGTTAGCACCGTCCTCAACTTCCTAGCGAAGCTGGTGGGGAGCGGAACGAGATTTGTGATTGAAAGAGACAACGATAACTATGTTGACTTTGCGGTGTATGCGCCAAGTGTGAAACACACTCCTGCAATAGCCGACGGCAGTATTGATGAGTCAGCTCCCATGGTGGGCTTCCTCTTCGCAGGTAGTGACAAGGTCGGTGTAATATGCAAGGCGAAATACGTCGTAGACCGAGGCTTTACCTTCAACGTTCCTGTGACTGAAGTCCATAGTGGGGATAAAGTGAAAGGGTGTTCTTTCTGGTGCAATTACAAAACAACGGTAGTTGATGAGTCAGCTGTGCTACAGGTCAACTATGGCAACTTTGTTGCCAAGTTTAACGATGTTATTCTTGTAGAGAATAAAGATGATACAATCAAGGGAGGGTGGAGCGGAACGGGCTTTCGTAAAGTAAAATGAAGCAAAAGTCAAATTTTGATGTTTCTTGGAGGATTTAGATGGAAAACGCTTTAGTAGACGGCAATCGCAATGCTAGCTTGCTAGCCGAAGACGCCGACAGTCGTGAGACGGCTCGATTGCGGTGCAGGGGTGGGGCTCAGGCTGTAATTCCAGGACCAATGGTTCTGGCCTTGCAGAAGGTCAACGACGAATATCCTTGGGGTGATGGCTTTGCATACCTCCTGATGCCAAATCCGAACCCTGCGGATTTGGATGGCGACGAAAGTCTGGACCGTGAGGAGAAAACTGGAATAACAAACACCACCGAGACTAAACAGATAGACGAAGTCTTTGTCTTTGCGGATTTACAGCACTACTACGTGCTGCCTCCGAAAGGTGGTTTTGTTAGGGCAGTTGCCCAAGCTGGTATTGTTGTGACAGGCGGAACGGGAAACGTCTACCTGACGAGGGTAGCGTTCAGTCTAGGCCACGTTGATAGTGCTGGAAGTTTTACTTCCGAGTCCACGGCAGATGCGACACCGAACTTCAGCACAAATAGCACGAGCTATCAGTTGTGCAGCGGACAAGTCTGGCTTGATTGGAATTTTGATGTGCCTGATGAGCAAATGCTCGCCCTGAGAGTGCAGCTGTATGGAAAGGTTGACAGCGGCGTGACAGGTAGTATGAAATTGTGTTGCAGTAGGGGTTCCTTCGACAGCTACGTTGAATTTTAGGAGGTTGGTGTGAAGGTCAAAACATACAAGAGAACAAGGAACGAATTAGGTGGAGTGCATGTGAAAGAACTTGTTAAAGAAGTGCCTGACCCAGTTGACCATAATAAGATATTTTTGGCTAAGTTTAAAGATTTAATTGATAGGCAAAAGAAAATTGCTCAAAAAGTGGGAGCAACTGAATGATAAACTATCATCTTTTACCGCAATTCAGGCCAGCACGGTTGCAAGATTTAGTCCTCTGGTATGAGCCTTGTGAGGGTTAGTCATGACCCATGCTTTGATTTTGGTTACGACCCTTTCTCAATTGAGATGATAATTAAGGCAAAGGATAAGAGTGACTATCGAGCCTTGGTGTTCCACTACTATGGGAAAGGATATTCGCTATTGACCAACAAGGACGTGGGCACATTGCGAGTGTGGGTTGGGACTGAAGCAACTGTTAGTAATACTGATGTGTGTGATGACGAGTTACATCATATCGTAGTCACGAGAGGGAGTGCACCAGATTACCTGCTAAAATTTTATATTGATAAAGAACTTGACATAACTCCAGTAACCCGTTCTGGCTTGGCTACGCCAAATTCTGTAATTGATATCGGGATAGGTATGTATATTGAACCGCACTTCGGGAAGAACCCTTTTAAAGGAACAATTTTATCTCTTCGTATGTATAAGGCTGAATTATCACAAGCTGAGGTTACACACAACTGGACACACCACCCGTTATATCTCTTGAAGAGAGGAATTGACCCTTATATGTTTGTTAAAAAAGGAGGGATTTATTATGTTATGTAGGAAAGCGACTTTACTGTTTCTCTGTATCTTTATGGCCTATGGCTGTGCGTCTTTTCACTGCTCTAAAGAGGTGCAGTGGCTACTGGAAGACGCAAGATTGCATGAAATGCAGCACACTAGTCGTGATGCTATGCTCGCAGAGCGGTTTCACACTATCGCTGATTATCTGGATAGCATTTACGAGCAAAGATATAGGAGGAACAGATGGAATGGGCAACAGTTGCGAAGGTAGTTGCGTTAGTGCTGTGTGTCTCACTTCTGGTGGGGTGCGCCGCTCGCATGAGGGGTCTCACTAGGAACTGCGACAAGTTTATGAGGCAGGCTGACGAACTTGCCGCTGTGCTGTGTTCGCACAGCGAGTTTTCCGTCTGCTACTGGCAGGCGGCCCTCGGCGAGGATGCGGGTAAAATGCCTGCCGAGGCGATGGAAGTCCTTGAGGAGATTGAGCGAACCATCAAGGGCCGTAAGGTCGAAGACCTTACAGAGTGTGAAAAGGGCAGGTTATTAGGCCTGTGGCAGCGGTTTGGTCAGCTCGTGAGCGAGGATATTATCAAGCGTGTCGTGCCTTTCATGGTGAAGTTTGTGGGAGCTTTGTAAAATGCTGATTAAATTTCTTGCCTACAAAGGCACTGATTGGTTGGCTAGAATTATTCGACATCAGACGCAGTCGGATTATTCTCACATAGCATATATTTGGAGTGACAAATATGCAGTGGAATGCTGGCCTGACCATTGGTATCAACTGTTGAATGTCAGATGGAGTATGAGACCGATTTTTAAAGGATACAAGAGGAATGACGAGTATGAGGTTTGGGGTCTAGAAGTCTCCGAAGGTCAGGCTTGTGTGATACATAATTTCTTCCTATATCTTGTGGAGAAGAAAGCCAAGTTTGACTATGTGGCTGGACTTGGCTTGTTTGCTAAGTGGCGGAGGGAGAGGAAAGGACGGTACTTTTGCAGTGAGGGTTGCATAACTCCACTAGTGAAGGTGTTTGGTTGGGACCATGTTTTTCCTTGGAAGGTAACACCTGAGGTGTTCGTTCAGATCATACAGGCTGCTGGTGGAAGGCTGATTGAAAGGGGGAGAGTGAATGGACGAAGTCTTTGTGAGGGCAATAGAGTTTGCAAAGCTGCTCAAGCAGTGGGTTCTAGAAGCTAGAACCAGGTGTCACGAGGTCGAAGACCCTGAAGAATGTCGTAAGACTGCGGAGCAGCTCATTAAGCTAATAGAGAAGTTTGAGAAGTTGATGGAATTAAGATGGGGTGTCAAAATTTGACATTTCTTGGAGGTAATGGTGCTGTCTGAGAGGGAGTGGAAGGATTTTAAGATACGGGCCTCGAAGGCCAAGGACGGCGAAGCCCTTAAGGTAGTAGCTGCCTTGGTATGGATTGTCCAAGACTTGAGGGATGCCTTCAAGTCGCTAGACGAACGACTTTGTGCGTTGGAGGAGAGATGTGGTAGACGTCTTTGCAAGTGTGCTGGGTATAGTGGTGAGCGTTCTGCTCACGATATTGTGCAAAGAGGTGGTGGCAACCAAGAGAATGGTCGCTAGAATGAACACAGAGCTTGCCGAATACAAGGTGCTTGTAGAGCATCGTCTGACAAGACTGGAGGCAAAGATTTTTAACAGGGTGTGTAAATGAACGAGATTGCTGAAAGCGGGATAAAGCAACATCGTCAAGGCGGAGCCTCGCAGGGTGAAGAAGAGCTTCTTGGGAGGTTGCAGGAGTGGCTACGAGAGGCGGAACGGAGCACGCCTGAGACGAGATGGCGTGAAGAAGCGGAAGAAGACTACGACTTCTATGCTGGGCGACAGGACAAACCAGAAGTGCGACAAGCACTTGTCATGCAGAGGCGTCCTGTCACAGTGTATAACGAAGTTAAGCCTCGGATAGACAAGCTCGTTGGCTTGGCAGCCCAGATACGGCGAACGCCGAAGGTGTTCCCTGTAACGAAAGAGGACGAGCCTTTGGCTGAGCTGATAAACGGAGTGTTTAAGCACTTTCGCTATCATACGAAAGCCTCTCGAAGGGAGATGGAGTGCTTCGAGCACGCTGTGAAAAGTGGACGGAGTTTTCTCTACTTTTTCGTGGACGTAAGTAATCCATTTGAGCCACAGATTAAGTGCAAGAGGCTGCCTGGACGTGATGTCCTGGTGGACCCAGATTGCTACGAATATGATATAAGCGAGGCGAGATATGTCTTCATATCTCGTTGGTTTACCGAGGAAGAAATAAAAGCCTATTGGGATAAGTTCGATGCTGATGCTATCAGGACATTTGATGCCGACCTCAGTTACTACACACCGACTTACTTCAACGAGAGCAGGAAACTATATAGACTCGTAGAGTGCTGGTATAAGAAGCCCGAAAGAGCTGTCTGGTTTGTTAATCCGATGACAGGACGTCCTGAGCACCTGACGAGAGCTCAATGGCGTGACTTCGTGAGACGCCTGCGGGAGGGCATTGTTCTCCCTGACGGGAGGGTCTGGAAAGGCGACCCGCCGACGGCTGTTGAAAGCGTGATGCAAGTCCCTTATTACGCTATATTTTCTGGTAATGTGCTCCTCGAGCACGGAAGGTCGCCGTATAGATGGCACGGGTATCCGATTGTCCTCTTCGGAGGCTATAAGGATGAGAACGAAAACCGATATATGAGTGCGGTTGAAATGATGAAGGACCCTCAAAGGGCCCTGAATACAATGCGACGCCAGCTGTCGCACTTGCTGCAGACTGCTCCGAAGGGCATCTTGATGCACGAGATAGATGCAATCCTTAATGTAGATGAATATGACAAGCACAGTAGCGAACCAAACTTCAGACTTGTGCTTAACAGGGGTAGCCTCAACCGCGTCAAGTTTAGCGACCAACCACAAATAAGTCCGATATATGGACAGCTGGATGCCCAGTATAGACAGAGCATCGTGGATGTCAGTGGCATCCAAGATGTCTTGATGGGGAAGCAGACGGGAACCAGGGAGCCTGGTGTTACCGCAAGAATGAGGCTTGAAAGCAATATAGCTGTGCTATACGTCTTGTTCGCAAACTTCAGGGATGCCAGGTTGCAGGGCGGAGAGCTCCTGCTCTCGCTTGTGCAGCAATACATCACATACCCTATGGTAATACGGATGGAAGGAGCGAAGGGAGCGCAGCTTGTTGAGATAAACACACAGCTCAACCCGCAGGTTGAGGGTTTCAATGACATAACTGCAGGCAAGTTCGACCTGCGAATTGATGAGGAGGCTGAGGATGTGACGATGCGGAGAGAGATTGCGAATATGCTTATGGAATATGCTCATAATGCCCCAGATGCGATTCCGCCTGAAGTTATCCTTGAATATATGGATGTGCCTTTCACTGTAAAGGCACAGGTGCAGCAATACAATGAGGCCAGGATTGAGCGGGAAATGGCGCTCAGAATGGCCGAGATTAAGGCTAAGGAGGCTAAAGATGGCAGACGTAAAACAGACACCGCAAGGCGATGATGACCCCAGAAACCTTGAGGGTGCGACCACCGACCCTGATAGGGGTAAAGGTGATGAAGGTGATGTGGACAAGGGTCAAACACAGGAACCAGGGCAAAAGCCTAAGGGAGGTGATGAGCCGCAAGGCGAGCCAACGGTCGAGGAGCTACTGGCGCAGCGTGACGCAGAAGTGCGAGAATTGAGGGCGCTCCTGCGTGAGCAAAAACGTGAGATGACCGAGCTCCGTATGCAGATGCAGGGCACTAGTAAAGCTCTGAAAGAGGCTGGTGTTCTTGACGAAGGAGAAGAGAGCGAAGAGCAGAAGAGGCTGTTGCAACAGCAGGAAGCTCTGCGTGCACAGCAACTGGAGACGATGCTTGAAATGATGCGGTTAAATCCTCGGTATGAGGATGTGGACGAAGTCGTCTCGCAAGAGCACTTCGATGACATGGTGGAAGCCATGTCTGAGATATACGCCGAGCGGACTGGTGTGTCGAAGAGCGAAGCTGTAATGGCCGTCGAAGACTGGATTTGGAGTCAGCCAAATCCGTATAAACTGATGTATGCGCAGATAAAGCAGCACCATCCAGACTATGCTAAGCAGCCACCGAAAGGTAGTGAGCCGAAAGGCCCTGCGAAAGCTCCGTCTAGCCTTCAGGCCATGGCTGGCGGAGGCGGTGCAGATGCAGCTGGGTGGACTGCAGCTAAAATTGATGCATTACCCGAGGACGAGTTGGACAAGGTCCCTCGGGACGTATATGCACTGTATCTACAAGGAAAGCTGAAGTGAGGAGGAGACAAAGATGGCAGAGACTGTATTTCTGACAAATGACCCGTTGACTAGGAAGCGTTGGGCAAAAGACCTTTTTGCTATATTGCTTCCAGCAACAGAAATCAATGATTTGGTTGGAACGAGCTCGAAGTCTATCATTCAGCAGAGGAAAGAGCTTGCCAAGGGCGAAGGTGATACCATAACTTTTGGTATTCGTTTGCCTTTGCAAGGTGAGGGCGTTGTCGGGAGAGACCCGATTGAAGGAAAGGAAGAGGCACTTCGTTTCAGGCATTTCAAGTGCACAATCGAAGAGCTCAACCACGCAGTGGAAACTGGCGGTCGGATGGATGAGCAGCGTATTCCTTACAACCTGATGGAAGAAGGACGTGATGCCTTGCAAGAGTGGTGGGCTGACAAGTTGAGTGATATTGCATTTGCTCATCTGTGTGGTGACAGCTCGTTCAGAGTTGCAGGCAAGACTCTTGGTCAGGACCCTGTGGACCCCGATGATGAGCATTGGCTTAAAGTGAATGATGTGGCCACTGAAGGTGCTATGACCAGTGCGGATGTGCTGGACTTGTCCTTCTTGGACAGAATGAAGCAGCGTGCTGAAATGCCTGTCGGAGACAAGTGTTACAAGGTGCGTCCTCTTGTGATAAATGGCAAGAATTATTACCGAGTGATACTCCACACTTACGTGTTTGACGCCTTGCGTCAGAACACTAATGTAGGTCAGTGGGGCGACTTGCAGAGGGCCGCTGGCAGGCTGCAAGTCCCCAACGTGGAGATAGAATACAATGGAATGCTTATCAGCAAATCCGAGAGGATTAGACAGGTCGTGAAGGACAGCACTGACCCAAGGGCAGGTGTGTTCAGAAACATCCTGCTCGGATGTCAAGCGGGGGTGCTTGCCTGGGGCGGAGCTGGTGAGAGCAAGAGCACGACGCTGTCATTTGTGCCCTATCAGACCGATGCTAAGAGGTTTATGAATATAAGGGGCGGCGGAATTCTCGGCATTAAGAAGGTAAGATTTGAAGGTCACGACTTCGGAGTGATTACTGGGTCTAGCTGGGGAGCGCCATTATCGTAGTTTCGTAAGGGAGGTTCGTTATGGCAACTGATTTATATACACACGCTTTTGCTGACAATCTGCGGCTGGCCAAAAGCAAGAGGCTGGCCGCCCCAGCCAACGGGACATACAATCTCATCCGTTTGCCAAGATATGCGTTTGTGAAGGCAGTGTGGCTCTGGGTTGTCACAGCCTACACGGGGACGAGTCCCTCTGTCACAGTGGGCTTCGTCGGAAACGGTGAAACCGCAGACCCTGACGCTTTCTTGACAAACACTGAAAGTGCCCCTAAAACGGCTGGGATGAAAATCTCGCTTGGCGGCACAGCTGCTTGTGCTGCTGGCAAGTATTTCGCAGACGGCTCTGGTGCAATTACCCTCACTACAAACAAGAGCGATGGTGACGCTGGTGTCGTCTATGTATTTGCAGACTACACGGTAATTTGCTGAGAGGAGGTAGAAGATGGCGGTATTGGATACTGACTTAAGAAGGACTGATGAGAGGCACTACAGGAGGGTCAATCCCTTCTGGGTGCAGAGCAGTCCTTTCGGCTATGAGAACACAAACGAGAAAGTGTTGCTGTTTGCCTTTCCAGAGGTGTTGGGAGACTATTTCCTGCATCAATTTGTGCTGGAGGTTGAAGTGGCATTTTCGGGTGGAACGCCAGCAATTGACATTGGCAAGTGCACTTTGGACAACCCGTCAGTCGACTTGACTTATCAGAACTATGACGCTGACTACTATATAGCCAATACAGATGTGACGGAAGGCACGCCTGGATACTATATGGGTGACGGAACGGTCTGGGCGCAGGCCCTTCTTGCTAACACAGTAGGGCCTTTAATTGTCAAAGGTGCGGATGCGAACACGCCTGGGATTGTTGCAGCGCTGTCTAGTGGACTGACTGCTGGAAGGGCACGGTTGTATATGCTGGTAAGTAGGATTGGAGTGTAAATGTCAAATTTTGACGTTTCTGGTGATACGTGATGAACCTGCGACAGCTTATCGACGAAGTAATGGTTGTGCTGGACGATGACAGCGACGAGATCGTGTCTCGTATCCCTGACTGGATAAACGAGGCGATTGGGGCTGCGATCGAGCGAGCCGCGGTCCCTGGGTTCGGTGTCCTCAGCAGCGTTGACACTGTGGTTGGGCAGGCTTACACAAGTCTGCCCTCACAGTGTAGCCGCCTACTTTATGTAGGCGATGGCGACGACGAGCTCACGGTAGTGACGCTCGAAGAGCTGCTGGAGCGATATCCAGGGATGAACACCGAAGGTGATGTTGAGGTGGTAGCTGTTGACAGGGAGACGCTGTATTATCAGCCTATTCCTGCAGAAGTGCAGACATTGACTGTGCTGTATAGACGAAAGCCAGCCACGCTCGTAGAACCTGACGATGTCCCCGAGGGGATACCTGAGATGCTGCACCGAAAGGTGATTGTGCAGGGTGCAGCAGCAATCGGCTTTGGTCTTATCGAAGATGGTATCGAAGAGGGGAAGAAGGTCAATACGGCTGCAGCAATGATGCTCTACGAGCAGGGGATACACGAGCTGCAGGCTTGGGTCGAAAGACGACGAGTCCATAGACCTAGGTCCATTTGGAGGTATTGATGGCTCTAACGAGAGTGTTGCAAAGCCCGAGAGGGCTGGACAATCGGCACGACCCTGTTACGCTCTGTCGAGAAGGTGTTTGTTATCTGGCAGCGGCCTACAACGTAGACGTCGAGAAGCGAGTATGTAGGCGAAAGGGCTACCGAAAGGTTGTAGACCTTCCAGGACACAGCCCATATCCTTATTTTGGAGGATGTCTGTTTGTTTCCAACGGAAGATTGATGCTGCTGTCGCCAGATTACAGCTACGCTGTCCTGAGGACAGCGTTACACGACAGTGCCATGAGCTATGCGACTGTATTTAACAGGGTGTATTACAGCAACGGTTACGAGAACGGATATGTTGAAAACGCTGAAAGCCATCCTTGGGAGGTGGGCGAGTATGTCGGACCAGACACGACGAGAGTCTTTAGTGACCCTCCGACAGGGCACATTCTGTGCTTGTGGCACGGAAGGATGTTCATAGCCGAAGGCTCGACGCTCTGGTATAGTGAGCCGTTTGCTTATCACGCTTACGACCTCGGTCGCAACTTTGTCTCATTTCCCAGCAGGATACGGATGGTGATTGATGTTGCTGACGGGATGTTCGTCAGCGACGAACATATGACATGTGCCCTGATGGGCAACAGTCCTGAGGATTGGTTTGTCAGAAAGGTGGCGGACTATCCTGCTGTGGAGGGCGCGGCCCTTCATGTGGAGAGTAGCCTTATAGGCGACGGAAGCCTGCCGCCTGGTATGTATGCTATATGGATGAGTGCACGAGGTATTTGCCTCGGTGGCCCGAACGGCTACTTTAGAAACTTGACGGAAGAGCACGTCAAGTGCCCTGTGGGCACTCGAGGGACTGCCATTATCAGGGATGGAAGATATATAACAATTGTGTGGTAGGAGGAAGTAATGCTGAAACTAAGCACAGGATTGAAAAATAGCTTGCTCGGAAATGCTACTCTAAAAGGAACTTCGTTGGCCTATCACGACGGTGGGGCTGGCAATGACTACATTACAGATAGCGAGAACAGGTTCTTGGATGCAGGGTTTAAGGTTGGAGACAAAATTTCTACGTCTGGGTCCACCACAGGTGGTAATGATATGTCTGATGTGGAGATACTGGCTGTTTCTGCAGGCAAACTGGAGTTTGCCACGGGCACTGTGGTAGCGGAGGAAGCCTTCAATGAGAACACGGTCTTGAAAAGCGACAATGGAGGCTCTCTCGAGGAGCTTTTCAAGGATGGTGTCCTTGAGATATATAGCGGGAGTCAGCCAGCCGACGCTGATAGTGGTGAGACAGGCACGAAGCTCGTAAGAATCACGTTGAATAGCGGAGCGTTCACACCTGGTTCACCAGACAACGGTCTCGAGTTTGAGGCTCCGATGAACGGAGTGATAGGGAAGAGGAGCGGCGACACCTGGAGTGGTGTCGGCTTGGCTGACGGGACGGCTGGATGGTTTCGCCTGTATGACAACAAATATCATACAGGCGATAACAAGGCTGCTGTTAGGCTCGATGGAGCCTGTGGTGTTGGGAGCGGACAACTGAAGCTGTCTAGCTTGACTGTGAAAACAGGCGTGACAATAACAATAGACAACTTCAACATTGACATCAGAGGTGCGTAATGGGTGTCTGGTGTAACGATGCTATGCTTGACACAGCGTTGAACTGGCTCAAGAATAGGACTGACAAGCTATGCTTGTGTAGTCAGCAACCTGCTTCCTATGTGGAAGCGACGTCCACATATTGCCTTGGCTCGATGGCCATTGGCTCTACCAATTTTGGAGAAATCGAGGATGGGCTTGTCTCAGGGAGACGTGTGACGGTGAATGTGGCTGATGCCATTCCCGTAGGAACTACGGGAGTGCTCAACCATGTTGCTCTTGTGAGCGACATCTCGCAAGAGCTGCTGTATGTTGTCCCTTGCCCTGAGAGGGATGTTGCTCAGGGAAGTGAGGTAACACTCGGCCAGTTCTATATAGAATTAAGGGACCCGATTTCAGTATAGGAGGTATGTTATGAAGATTGCTGCAACTGTGCGTGCCTTCTGGGAGTGGGAGTTGTGGAGGAACGACGTTCTGCTTGACCAGTGGGCATACTACAACAAGATTGTGATGCAGGGACTGAATATCTGGCTTGACATAATGTTTCACGGTGCTACGCAGGTGGGAACTTGGTATATTCTCATATTCGAGAATGATTACACGCCCACTTCGAGTGACACGTATCAGAGTCCTGGGTTCACAGAGTGCACTGCGTATGATGAGGCTACAAGACCTGCGTTCAACGAAGGTGCTGCTAGCAACGGGACAATAAACAATTACAGTAACCCTGCGGTGTTCAGCATCAACGCAACGAAAACTGTGTATGGTGCAGCCCTTGTGAGCAACAGCACGAAGGGAGACAATAGTAGTGGGCCATATATGTTTTCAGCGGCTAACTACGGTGAGGGCAAGCCTGTTGAAAACGGCGATACACTGAAAGTGAAGCTTGCTATTACAGTGACAAGCACCACATAGTGGAGGTGAAGTTTGGGAGCAGCTGCTTGGAATCCCGCTGATAAGTCTGCTGGTATAGACCTCTATGACAGTAATCTGAGGGCTAAGAGGAACACTGAATATGGAAGCAGCGACAGGTCCGTCAGGGCCAATGTTCACTTCTCTTCTGGGAAATGGTATTGGGAATATTATGTAAATAACCGCACAAATCAGTATTATGTTGGTGTTGCCGAGAGCGACTGCGATTTGGAGAGTGGACTTGGGTGTGTAGAGGGAGAGAACAGTTACGGCTGGAGGATTAAAGCAGGCGGGACGAGTGACTATAACGAACTGTGGCACAACGGCGAAAGGCTTCGGGACTACAACCCTGGTGCTGATGATGGCGATATTGTCATGGTCGCTCTTGACCTTGACAACGGCAAGATGTGGTTCGGTGTCAATGGGGTCTGGCGTGAAGACGGCAATCCTGAGACTGGAGCAAATCCAGCGTTTAGTGAGGTGTCAGGAGACTTTTACCCAGCACTCAGCCTATACTGGTATGACGAAGTAACAGCTATTTTCAAGGCGAGCGATTTTCATTATACACCTCCGACGGGCTTTCAGCCTGTGACAGCTGCAGGAATGGTGTATATTGTTGACTTTGTGGAAGGCGGCAGTGTAGGCGACGAGTATTCTACCTCAATGGGCTACACCAAAACTGTTGAGGAAGAGGCTGCTGTATCAGATGAATATAAAGTCCCTGCACCTGCCTACATGACCTTTGCCGAAGCGGCGACAGTAGCGGAGCGTTATGATGTTCCGAGTCCTGCGTATACGCAGGTTGCAGAAGTGTCCTCGGTGGAGGATGCTTATGCAGCCTTCAACTTGACTGCGACTGTGGTCGAGGAGGTCGCTGGCCTCGACGATTATGCCACGAATCTGAGATTCACCACAGGCGAAGACCAGAGCCTTGTCGAAGACCACTGGGAATTTATCATTGAGCGGAAGGCTTCGCCTGTCGACAGCTATATTGGACACGTCGGCAGTTCTCCGACTGTTGACATTACGAAGGCTCCGATTACTGGGGATGCCACAGTAGATGTTGCTGCTGATGTGGCAGGGCTCGGTGGAGCTGTCCTGTCGGAGGGCATCGAGGCCTCTTGCAAAGCAACTGCTTCACAGGTTGTTGTAGGGCAGGGCGTTGCGTCTGCGACGCTTGGTGCGGAAGCCTTTGGTGCTGGCTTTGCGGAAGCAACCACGGAAGTGGACGTTGACGCTACAGGCTGCATGAGCACACTCGGCAGTGCTATTGCAGGACTGCTGTTGAGCGTGAGCGGCGAGGCCAGTGCAGAGATTAGAGGTCAAGGTGATGCAAGCATTGTTTCGCACGTTGGCACTGCTGGTCACAGCGAGACTGTCGTCGAGGGCAAAGCCGACATGGTCGTCGGGCTGGAAGCTGTGGGTGTGATTGGCAAGCTCGCTTGCGGCGGGTGCACCTTGCAGCTCGCTGCGAAGGGGGGTGGAGCTCCAGTGCCAACGTGCGAGGCCGAAGCCAGCCTCAGGCTGTGCCTGCGAGCATTCGCTAGAACGAATGCAGGAATATGTGTGCTGAGGTATACAAGGTAAATGTCAAATTTTAACATTTCTGTAAACATTGAAGCCGAAGGCCACATGGAGTGCTGGGATAGGCTATGCCTGTCCATGAGCCTACGGCGACTGGCTGTCAGCCAGTATGGTAACTACAACTTCGATGGTCTTGTGGAAATGAACGGGGTCCCTCTCGCCTTTAGCGAGAATGGTATATATGTCCTTGAGGGCGATGACGACGATGGGCAGTCTATACAGGCTCTGCTTGAATTCATGACAGACATGGGGTCTGAAAGACAGAAGAGGTTGCGGAGTTGCTATCTTGGCTGCGAAGCCGATGGCAACCTGCGGCTAGTGCTGCAGAATGACGAGGGGAATGTGCGAGAATACACACTTGCGTGCAAGCCCACACAGCACTCCATCAGGACAGCTGTGGGCAGGAGTGGCCGAGGGCGATATTGGACATTTACAGTTGAAAACGCGGACGGCTGCTACTTCTGCATTGACACGGTTGATGCTGTAGTGACCGTGATGCGGAGGAAACCGTGAGACAGCTGCCGAGAATCGTGTTGAAAGGCGACAGACAAGCTGCAGAGGAGATGATAAGGGAGGGTGTGAGGCAGTTTGACATCTTGCTTCAGCAGATGAAATTTGCTGGTTTGGAGCAGGATGTTCGTCGAGTGCGATATCTCGATGGGAGTGAGATTGTGTGCAAGAGCGTGTTTGGTGACAACACGTTGGAGATATACGTGCCACCTGAGGTGGAGGAGCGTGAGGAGGTGTTGCCTCCTCCAGAAGGAGACTTCATTGTGAAATACGACGGCGAAGGATACCTCATGAGCGTTGAGGGTCATAGGATTGAAATGACTCATGTGAGAGGCGCAGAGTTTCCTACAGTGGAGTCTTACAATACGAGCATTGCTTTGACAGACAGAGTAATTGATATAGCAACTGCTACAATAGCTAAAGAGTCGATGGCGATATTTGAGTGCATCACCGCCAGGTGTGGGAAAAAGAAAGTTGGCTTGGAAACCTCGATGGGTTTGTTGCTTGACTTCACGGAGTCGCCTTATGCACAGGCGTCGTATGCTATAAAAGAGCTGGATGAATGGGATACTATTTATGTTGCTACTGTGCACTACTGGAAGAGCGGACTTCCTGTTCCAGATTGGGCAGGCGACACGCCTTTCTTCAGTGGCTGGGCAGGCGACTACTTTGTTATTGAAGCCAAAGAGTATGTATGGGATGGAGGTGAGTATAAGCTTAGAAATAACCTTCGAAAGAATGTTGGCTACGAGGATGGATTTGGGAGTTGCGACTGGTATCCGACGTATGCATTATATATAGATGACCAGCTATGGTTGCACTGCAACGTGTGCAGGTTTCATTATAGCGTAGTCCACGACTACTGGCAACCCGACTACGTCCTTTACACCCAAGAGAAGATGCATCTCTTGACGGGAGAGCAAGTTGTGGAGAAAACCCTTGTAAAGTATAGTGGGGCTCGGGTATATGCCCCAGCAGTCAACTATGATGTCTATAGACACAGGGTGCTGCCAGACAGCAGGTTGCAAGTGGAACACAGTGTGCTTGAAAACGAGAGGAGTGTGGATGCACCTCCTTGGGAGGAAACGGAGAGTGGCAACTGGGATGAGCCTGGGTGCAAGGAGCTCAGTTATCGACGGAGTAAATGGAGTGCTAACGAATGTTACACAGGACGTGCTGAGTCGGACTATTTCAGAGCAACCAGTAAGTCCAGATATGTTGAAGGAGGCACAGGATACGACTCGTTTGAGCAGGTATGCACACCAATGCCTGGTGGTGGAGAGCGGGGAGGCCCTCCATACACTTGGACGACGAAGGTCACTGCGGAGAAGAGCGGTTCGGTGGATTTCACATCCGAGATAAAGGATTATTTTCTCAGCGGATTTGAGGTGGTGGAGGAAGCTGGCGGCTCAATGAGTTGGTCGTGTGGCGGGTGGTGGCTTGACGTGTTGCGCAAAGACCCTCCGAATAATGTGTATGAACACACTGTCTCGTGGGACGACCGTGGCAGTGGTGGAGGAGACAGTGATTGTGAAGCATCTGTAAATTGGCCTGACAAGGCCCGCATGTGTAATGTGGAGTGTGAACCTGCGACGGTCAGTGGCGAGGACTATCACGAGTCAGGGAGCGAGACTTGGTATAGTTATATGGATGAGCCTCCTATCCTTCCATACGAGGAAGGGGAAAAGCTCCTGTATCGCTGTGGCTACAGCATATGGGGCTTGCCCTTGTGGGCAGTGTGTTTCGTCAGATATGGAGTATTCCTGCCTTACAGGCACGCACTGTGCAAGTCTCTTTTCCACGCCTTCTACGCCGTGAACGGCAAGATCGAGGTCAAGATGTTGGAGAAATACGCTGAGGACGGATTCACCATCAGCGAGTTGAGTGTTAGGGTAAACGACGAGTGGGATGCAACGGCTGCGTTCATCAAGGAGCTTGAGCGTGTCACAAGAAAGAAGTTTAATGTGCAGCTACTATATGGAATATTTGCTTATGTGAGGGCAAAAGATGAGCAAGGACTATCTAGCTGAAGTAACCTCGTTAGTGGAGAGCAAGTTCAGGAACGCAGAGGACTATGCAGATGCCACGTGGCAGTCCGCTGTCAACTACCTGAGTGACCTCTCCAAGGTTGTGACAGATTTCGACTTCAATCCTGTCGACCTAGACTTCTCGATAGAGCCTATCAGTGTAGGGTCATACGACCCTGCGAGGCCAACCAGGCCAGATTTGGATGTGCGACTGCCAGATGCTCCGCAGGCAGAGTCGCTGGACAGAGTCTCAATAGAGGATGTTGATGTTCCAGACATCGACTTTGTCGCTCCAGACATTCATCTGCCAGAGACACCAGAGGTATCTTGGCCACAGGAGCCTGGCGAACCACCTACGGTGGAGGATGTAGACGTCCCGTCGAAGCCTGATTATGAGCTTCCAGACGTGCCGTCGCTTGATGAAATCGTGCTGCCCGATGCACCAGAGGTGGACGTTCCACAGATGGATATTGACATACCGTCTATTAACATAGAGACGCCAAGTCTGATCTTCGATTATAGTGAAGCTATGCACAGCAGTGACCTTAGTGACGCTCTGGCGTCGAAGTTGCTGAGCGGCGTCAGAGATGGGGCGACGGGTCTGCCTGCTGACGTTGAAAACGCTATCTGGCAGCGAGCACGAGACCGCAATGCCCTGCAGAATGAGCAGATGTATCGGGAGGCCGAGAACTACTTCGCCTCTCGAGGTCATGTGCTTCCGCCTGGGGCGCTGGCAGGGCGTCTTGCACAGGTGCAGCAGGAAATCGCAAGGAGCGAGCAACAACTCAACTACGAAATAGCCATTGAGCAAGCTCGGCTTGCACAGCGGAACACACAGTTTATGATAACAGCTGCGTTGCAGTATGAGCAGCAAATAATGCAGTATGAAGACGGCATGGCTCGGAGGTCGCTGCAAGCTGCGCAATATGTGCAACAAGCGTCGTTAGACCTGTTCAGGGCAGAGATTGCGAAGCACCAGCTATTGCTGGAGCGATACCGTTCAGCAGCCGCCGTATACGAGTCCAAGATTCGTGCAGGGCTCGCTCTGCTAGAGCAGTATAGGCTTCGTCTGACGGCGTCACAACTGCAAGCCGATATACAAAGGACGCAAGTCGAGCTGTATAGGGCGCAAGTCGGTGCAGTGGAGACACTGATGAGGCTGTATGCTACGGAGATGAACGCAGCCTCGCTGCGTCTTGACGTTAGTCGCATGAGGCTACTCGCCTTTGGCGAGAAGGTGCGTGTTTACACATCTACGATTGCTGCTAATACCGCAAGGTATAATGCCTATCAGGCTGCCATCGCTGGCGAAGCCACGAAGGTGCAGATGTATGGCGAGCAGGTTAGGGTGTATCTCGGGAAGGTGGAGGCGGCTCGGGCGAAGAGCTCCATCAAGATAGCTGAAGCATCTGCGAAGCTGGATGCAAATCGCTTGAAGATAGAGCAATACAGGGCCGACATCGACCAGTATCGGGCGAGGATTGCGAGCTTACTCGGCGAAGTGGAGACGAAGGCGAGAGCCTATGGTTATGATATCAGTATGTATGCCGCCGATGTAGACGGCGACATAGCGAGCTATACAGCTCGAACCAGACATATCGATGCCACTGTGCGACAAGCGCTTGCACAGGCGGAGATAAATCTCAATGCTGCACTGCGGCTGCACGAGGTGCAGACGAATGCAATGAAGGCTGGTGCTACAGTGACTGCACAGATGGCTGCGTCAGCATTGTCGTCTGTAGCTGCGGGAGCAAATATGAGCTATAGAGGCGGGTATAGTGTTGGTCAAGCGACTAGCTTTAACACCTACTATCACTACTACCAGTAGGAGGATGAGATGATATTACCATTTCCTTATCCGAAGTGGTATACAGAGAAAAGACTAGCGGAGGTAAGAAGGACTACGGCTCGGGCCCCAGCAGGTCATCCCTACTACGGGCGTTTCATGCCTCAGGAGGACCTTTTGAAGTGGTATGGGCAGAGGGAGGCTGCGAAGGAGGTTGCGATGTTGCAAGACCTCATAGAACAAGCTGCTACTCGAAGGACGGCTTTGGAGGGCGAGTATGGATTGCGCAGCCAGAGACTGGCTGGGGAGCAGGCTGTGAAGGTTGCCGACATCGGCAGGAGGGGCACTGTTGAGGCAGCGCGGATAGGAGCAAGGGCTACAGTTGGAGCTGCGAGACAGTCTGCCCTGGGGCAAGTGGGAGCTGAGAGGCAGCGTGGTCAGTGGCAGCGAGAACTCTTGCAGAAGCTCCTGACGGAAGAGGAGCGCCCTTCTAAAACAGGAAGCTCTCCTAGGGAGAGGATACGCAAGATAGTCGATAAGTATCGACAGATGGAGAACGTCGGCGACTGGCTTCCACCGACTTGTCCAGCGGGAACAGTGTGGGACGATGAGTATGGGATGTGTGTCCCTGAGGGAGGTTTGCCATGAGTGAACGAATACGAAAAATGTATCGGAAGGCAGGGCTGACGCCACCTAAGGGGAAAGGAATACACACATCTGTGGCGCACAGGTGCGTTATAGAATACTTGAAGAAGGGGCTTTCCAAGAGCGAAGCGTGGAAACGCTGTGTTGGTGCTCTTGGCAAGAAGGCTATCAGGCCTTCTCATAGAAGAACAGTATAAATGTCAATTTTTGACTTTTCTTGGAGGTAAAAGATGGCTGTTGCACGACCAAGGAAAAAGAAGTGGATACCGAAAGACCTCAAAGAGGGTGCTTTTACAAGATGGTGCAAGGCACAGGGCTATGGTGGCGTCACAGAAGCATGCATTGCAAAAGGCCTTGCAGCTGGGGGCACAGTTGCTAAGCAAGCCAATTTGGCTAGGACGTTTCGTCGGATAGCCGAGAGGCGAAAGAAGAGGAGGACATAGATGCCTGTTATAGCAAGGCCGAGACCGCAAGGCTGGTATGGTCGAGTAGCGAATTTCTTCGGCTTCGCAGAGCCGTTTACACCTGTGCCCTTGATGACACACAGGCAATTCGCAAGGGTGATATTACCGCTGTTCGAGGAAGAGATAGCCGAGCGGAGTGTGAAGATACCGCCTAGAGTGATGGCTCTGGTCAAGCGGATACCTAAGAGTGTGGTGCGGCGTATAAAGAAAGTGCAGTATATGGAGCATACGCCTAAGACGCATGGCATAAGCGGAGAGATAGCACCAAGCTGGTGGGTCAAGACTCTGCCTAAAGCAGCACAGAGGTCTGTCCTTCGCAGAACAAGATACGTGAGGAGAGTTCCATTTATACGACTGTTTCAAGGGAGCGAGTATGGGGCAACTGTGAAGACTCCGTTTCATGAAGCAGGGCATGAGCTTGAGGCCGCTTTGCTTCGTGACAAGCAAATGAAAGACCTTATATGGAGACTCTTCAAGGACGACCCCCGTGCTGTTGCGAGATTCCAGAAGGCGGCTGGTGTCTACATGCATGACCCTCACGAAGTGCTTGCAGAGACTGCTGCAAGGCGGATTTTCAAGAAAGCTGGATGGCCACGTTGGGGGGAGGCCTACGACGTCGCTCCTGAGTGGGCGAAGTGGGCCGTCGAAGAGGCCATTAAGAGAGCTGGAGGAGTGCCATGATTGACGTGGTATCACTGATACTTGCAAAGAGGCATGGTGAGCTGAGCAGAGAAGAGCGAGTCAGAAGGCTGCGAGAGCAGTATCTTGCTGACCCAACTAAAGCCCAGAAGCTCATTGCAGCTATAATGACGCAGCACGTTCCTCCTGAGCGGAAAATACGGAAGAGGAAGTATCCTACAGTGCTGGAAGCTGTGGATGCTGCCATCCCGAGGAGCGACCCTCGGCGAGGAATGGGGCGTGCTGTCTGGGAGACATACAATAAATTGTATGTCAGTCCTGAGTTCGAGGAATACTCGCCTCCTGAGCTAATTGCTGCAGCCCACGAAGTGGAGCTCGGCAAGAGGCGAGAAGCCGTGCACGAGCACACGTGGAAACAGAAGCGAGGGACGTTCAGGAACTGGCCTGTCATCGGAGCAGAGCCTGTAGCTCCGCTGCCTGACCAAGAGGCGTGGGAACAGAAGCGTGCTGAGCGACCACGCACACCTGCTGAAGTCAGTGCCCTGATTGGTGGAGGCTTTAGCCTCGCAGGACAGCTATTCCGTAGATGGCTTGCCAAGCGTGCAGTGGCTGCTGGTGCTGCGGCCGCCGTTCCAGAGATTAGCGTCCCAGCTGCACTGATAGCCGCAGGAATGGCTATCCCAGAGTTCTACGTTTGGGACAGGCTCGAAGAGGCTATTCGCTCTACGGAGTGGGCAAAGAAACATCCTCATCAGGCGACTGCAGCTACTCTTGCACTTGGAACTGGTCTCCTCGTCTTCGGGCCGAGGATTGGTAAGCAAGCTGCCAGGGGCCTGTTCGGCAGACTCGAAAGAGCCACGAGGGTGGTCGACGAGGCAGCTGAGGCGGCCGCCGCCAAACCTACGGTTGAGAACTTGCTCAGGCATGACGCAGCAAAGAAAAGAATCTTCGAAGAAGGCGAGCTCGCCGCTCGTGTCCTTAGTCCACCGAACGTGCGAGCTCCGCTGTTAGAGATGCTAGCTGAAGCCATAGAGGCCAGACGACCGAAGCTTCCTGTTCCAGTTGGGCCGCCAAAAGGACCGTCGGGTCCTGTATTAGTGTCGCCTTACGGCGTCAGTAAGACGGGGCGTCAGTTTGCTAAGTATGCCTTTGCAGGTCCTGGCGAGGAGCCGAGACGTTACACGTTCAAGAATATCACAAACGTAGAGGAAGTCTTCAAGAAGATTGCCCAGGGCAAGAGCAAAGAAGAGGCCCTGCAAGAAGTAGGCAAAGCCGAGGATTTGCTGAAGAAGCAGGCCAAGAAGCCTCGCATCTCAAAGGAAGTGCGTTATGAGCTCAAGAAGATGGGCTACACGTCTTATGACATACGTCAGATGACACCCGAGGGCATACGAGTTGTTACACGCTTGGTGGAGGCGAAGAAGAGGGGTGAAGACATGAACAAGGTTATAAGGGAGCTTGCTGACGTAGTCGGTGCGGAGAAGCCCGAGATTGAGCCGCCACCTGGCGCAAGCACCAGAGAGCTTTACGAGTGGGCAAAGGGCCTATCGCCACAAGAACGGTATGACCTCGTAGAGCGGGGCAAGCTACCCAAGAGTATAGCGAAGAAGATAACTGCGGAAGAGAAGACGGCAGCGGAGCTGCCAGAGACAGAGCCCTCGTTAGAGCGTGAGCCCACCCTTGAGGAGCTCAAGGAGAGCGAGGAGTTTCTCCAATCTCTTGGGAATATAGATGGAACAGTCCCTGGGCCTGACGGCAGGTTGAAACCTGCCAAAGCTGCGGAGCACGCCCGAAAGCTCAAAGGTGCAGACAAGCTGTTGCTTGGGATTGTTGCAGCATCGACGCTGGTCCCGCTGGCTGAAGTGCTCAGTCCAACGGAGGCCGAGGCTGCTGGACCAGAAACCATGGTGACGGAACTTGCTGCGGCGGTCCTCAAAGGAGCTCGTCGAGAGGGTCCGAAGACCCTGCAGAAGGTGCTGAAAGCACTGCGTGAAGCACATATCATACCGCCTTCACAAACGGACCCCTTCACGCTGCCAGAACCAATGCGAGCCATCAGACTCGTGCCGTCGTTAGACCTGATACAGAAGAAGGCAAGCATGCCTTTGCAAGGGTTGGCGACGCCACACGCTTACTTCTGGCACTACTTTGGTGTGAAAGAGGGCCAAGAGCTAATGGCAAACCCTGCAGTTCAATGGGCGAGTGCTCAGACGGCAGCGATATATAACACGACTGTCGGTCAGCGGACACTGCTTCGCATCTTGAACGAAATTCCTGGATATAAGAGCTCGGCCAGTGAGCTCATCGAGGCAATGAGGCCACTGATGCAGAAATACTATGAGCCGATGCAAGTCCGAGGCTACCATGCGTATATGGCCGACAAACTGAAGAAGGCCATCGACAGGGAATGGGCGAGAGCTACCAAGCGGAAGCTTGTGGGTGAAGAGAAAGAGAAGGCTCTTAGCATAATTGAAGCTCTCGAAGAGCAGTATAGGGCTCACACCAGGGAGCTGGAGAAAACCGCTCACATCGTAGATGAATACCATGAGGCTTGGCGGCGTATCGTTCAGCCAATGTCGTTGCAGCCCCGACACATAGGGCTGCGAGTGTTCCTTGCAGCTGAGGACACAGCGGACTTCGTCCATTACCCTTGGCTGAAAGGGCGGTTGAGCTTCGATGAACAGGTTGCAGTTGCGAGGCTGAAAGCCATGATGGAGCACTATGGGGCTAGGCTGCTGGAAGCAGGGGAGGAGATTATCACACACAGGCCTTACATGCATCATGCTCCGCATCCAGACGCTAACTTTGAGCGAGTGGAGGCCGCTATAAAGCGTTTTGGCAGAGGTGTCGTGCCGACACCGCCGCTGGCGAAGATATTCAGTCGTAAGGCAGGATTTCTGCCGATGGTCCCAGACGCTGAATATTGCACCACTCGATATATACAGGACATCAACCTTCGGTTGGAAGCAATGAATTTCTGGCGGAAGGGCAAGCCCGACGGATGGTGGGCTTTTCAGCAAGCTATAGAAGCCAATCCTGGGATAGCTCCTGAGGGGCTGGTGCGAGCGTTTCGGGCTTTCGCTCGGGGCTTTAAGCCTGTTGAGTCGACGCCCTTGAACGACTTATCCAACAAGTTGTATGCTTTTGAGGTAGCAAGACTGCTCTGGATGAGTCCGTCGGTTGCGCTGAAGCACCTTTTCAAAGTGCTTGCAGGCTATAGGACCTTTGGTCTCGAGGCTGTGAAGGCTACACCGAAGGCATTGGTGTCAACTGTGAAGATTGCTATCAAGCGTCAGGGTGGCGAAGCCTGGCTGAAGAAGATGGGTTGGTCATTAGACGTGATGGACGAAGCGGTTGAAGCTCTTACTGAGACAGGCAAACTGTATCGCATGATAGCAGAAATATCTCCGTTCATGGCGACTGAAAGTCAGGCAGCAAAACTGCTACGCAGGTTCAACGAAATGGGCTCGCTGCCTGTGTCTGCAGTGGAGCGTTTCGACAGGGCGCTTAGTGTCGTGTCAGCTCTGCGGATGGCCGCAAGGAAAGGAATGACACCATGGCAAGCCACCTATGGTGTCTTTGACACCATACTGAAAGCTAACTTCTTAGCTGGGCCGTTGAACCCTGCATGGCTGCGAGACCCGAAAATCCGCCTAGTGATGACCTTTCAGGGAACACCATACAAGATAATGGAACAGCGGGCTATGCTGTATAGCAGAGCTGGCGGAGCTTTGCTTGAGGTTGTGAAACAGCTTGCACGAGACGTGCGAGAAGGTGAGATGCGATTCAAGTGGGCTATGATAAAAGAGGCCCTTGGCCGAGAGCGGGATATCTTCGGGACGCCTGTGCTAAAGCAGGCCTTGATGGAGATGCTCCTTATGGGAACAGCGATTGAAGTTGGAAGGCAGGCTTGGGACGTCGAGCTTGCTCATCATTTCTTGCATCCGCCCTTTGTGAGAGTGCACAGACGTGAAGTCGCAATTGGTGCTAGCCCACTGGTGGGAGCCGCTGTCAGGACCCTGATGGCCCCTGAAGAGGTAAAGGAAGAGGAGTTTATCGTCTCGAGGTTTTTCAACGAGTGGTTTGGGAGGGCAAACAAAGGCTTGCCACTCCCAGCCACTTTTGTGAAGCTCGCTCGCTTGAGCAAGGATGATATTCCAGAGATATACCGAGATAGACGATTGGCGTATCTATTCAGCATCCCCACTCTCGACTAGAGATAGCACCACGGGATGAAAGGGAATTCCATCTTTTGTGAGCTCTTGGTATTTGACCAAGAGCTTCTTCCCTTTCAGCTCATCACGCCGCCTCCAGTAGCGGTCCCTTTGCACTTCCGTGAGACCAGAACCAACGCTAAAGATGCCACCGTCACCTTTGCATACGAAGGCACCAAGAGTGCCCTTCGGAATGCCATCCATGGTTTTTTCTTCTTTAACGCCGACTATCTCGTAGATGTCGGTCTTTGACGGCTTCAGCTTCATGATGTTTGTGCTTCGCCTCTCCTCGTAAAAGGCATCCCTGTTTCTTACGATGATACCCTCGTAGCCATCAGCGAGGAACGCATCGAGTAGCTCATGTATCTCCACAAGAGAATATGCTTGGAAAGTAGGAACTATCCACACACGGGGTGTGGCAAGATTGACTAGCAGAGCTAATGTTGCAATACGCTGCTTCTGTGTTGTCCAAGGGACCTTGATGTCAAAGATGCTATACACTATCTGTCTATAGTCAGGATGCAGACCATTCTGCCGTGAAACAATGCTCCGAATGTCCTGAAGCTTCTTGCCAGGCACCCAGAGCTCACCATCGAAGACGCCCTCATATTTCCAGGAGGCGAGCTCCTCGTTAATGTGCGGAACACTAACAATCCTGTTGCCTTGGCTTGACAGCAGTGTAACCTTGTCGTTCTCGCAAACTGCGAGGCAACGGTTGCCGTTTACCTTTGCCTGACAAAGCCACGGCCTTGGCCACTTGGAAAGCCTGCGTTCCTCGAAAGGAACAGCCAACATTACCCCTTTCCTTGCTCCCATACTTCTTCCTCCTTGTTATACTTGTATCCAGCTTTGCGCAAGCATGCGCAGAGTGAGCTTGCACTCACTCCACAATGAGCGCTAAAGACACGCATTGACTTGAATTTGCGAAGCACATTTTCAACACCACCATGCTTGGCGAAAGCCTCTGTAGCGAAGCCGTGCGGAGCGTTGTTCCGCCGCTTGTCTTTCAGCTCGATGCCGAGCTTCCGCAGATTTGTTCTGATGCAGCCTGGCGAAAAGCCCCAATACTTGACCATCCCAGTTATACCAATCGTCTTGTATTGGTGCTCTAGGATGGATTTCACGTCTCCGCCTAAGATGTTTGCCACTACTTGCAAAAAGGTGTCTTCCGCCATTCTACTACCCCCTTACTACTAGAAAGGTTAGCATTAGCAGTGCTAACGCAATTAACAAAGCTATAATGTCAATTTTTGACATTTCTCCCAACTCCTAGTGCTTTTGTTGTAGCGATAGCCCTTCTTGCGGAGATACTGCCCGAGGGTAGAGGGATGTATCCTGCAAGCAGCACTAAATCGGTGCATGGTCCGAAACATGCGAAGCACATTTTCAATACCACCGTAGCGAGAGAAGGCCTCACAGCTGAGGCCATGTGGAGCGTTATTGTAGAGCCTCGACTTCGTTCTAATACCAAGCTCCCGCAATCCACTTCGAATAGTGCCAGCCGCAAATCCCCAACGTGCTTCCATCCAAGCCGAGCCTTTCTTCAGATACTGCTCTCGCAACTCTCTCCTTGCGAGCTCTTTGTCACAGTCATAAGTCATCATCACAGTCCAGAGAAACGAACCTTTGCTCTTTCCAGCTGTTGCTGATGCAAGAGACGACCTCAACTCTCCGCACAAGGGCCCCTTGAACGATTTCAAGAATGTGAACAGCTCTTGCACCTCCTCGTTGGAGAGCTGCATCACAAGTTTATTCCTTCGTCTGTCTCTTGGCATATCTAACCTCCGTGATTACCAGATATACTCCTTTGCTATATTAACCAGAGCAAGGAATACATCGTCCTTCACCCGCTCCTTTGGGTCTAGCTCCTCGTAAGGGACAAGGTCTGGATGTGTCTTCCTCTCTGGGTCGTAAACCTCACCATATCGCCAGCCCATCTCCGTATACTTCCTCATCCAGGAGTCATGAGCAGTCTTGGCGTCGGGAAACTTCCTCCGTCCTGCAATAAGGTCGTCAATTAACTTTATGAGCTGTAGTCTAAACTCCTCCTCCCGCTCTTTCCACGGTCTCGGGACTACAGGACAACCCAGCAGTATTGCATGCAACCTTGCTGCTTCGCAGACAAAGATTGCCCTGCGGACTGCACCGTCCATCTTAGATGTATCTACTTTCATTTGGTCCTCCTCACTTGGTTGAACTGACACGAGCATTTCTGCAATATCTATAAAAGAACTTTCAAAGCTGTTGCTTTCTGCCCCACATCTCTCGCACTTCCAGTAAACCATTCCGTCGCCATGACTGTTAAAATAAAACCGCTCTTTTAAAGTCTGCTTCCCTCCACAGATTGGACAGTCAAAATCTCTCCATTGCATTTACAGCAACTCCTTTATTTTATAGTCTGCCTTCATATCGTCCTCCTCTCCTCAAGATTTCTTTGTATCCCTTCTTCAAGCTCTGGTAGGCTTGCCGTCTGACGTCTGCGATTAGCTGCCCACCAGCTAGTTGGTAAGACCTAAAGCGAGGGCTGTGCGTCCTGCCATATATCTCTCGCCTTAGTTGCTTAGCAACCCTTCCGTTCATTTCCGTCCTCCGCACAGCTTCTCTTTCAGTGCTCTGTAATCCTCATCAGATATCCTAATCTTTATACCATCAATGATTATTGTGTGCTTCTGGACAGGACGAGCATATTTCCAGGTCCCAATGGCGAAGTTCTTGCCCGTATCAAACCTGCTCTCATCAACCGAGTCGACACATACGTAAGGGCGGTCAGCTCCGTCAATGTAGCCCACGTAAATCTTCCTCTCCCATTGCTCACCATCATCGCTCATCTCTGTGGTCTCACCATACTCGAAGGCATAGCCTTCGAACATTTCATCCATCCAGTGATAATATCCGTTATCCTCCTCAATGCGATAGCAGTTACCCATGACCTCCTTGATAGTTACGGCCTGTCCGCAGAACTTCCTGTTTATCTTGAGAAAAAGCCACGGCTTCCCAAAGAAAGCAATGTCGCCGCTCAGCAGTCCACCCTGTCTCATCATTGCTTCCCATTGCCTAACCCTTACCTTGTCTCCCACTTTAAACTTCATTTCACCCTCCTAACTTTTCTAAGCCTCATTTACTCTTTTATCCCACTCATCATTAAAAATACCATACAACTTATTAAACATCTGTTGTGCCCACTCAAACAATCCTCTCTTTCTTAATTCCTCCCTTAGTTCTGTATCATAGCTATTGAGAGGATAATTAAATATATACATACTCACTAAACCTTTATCATCATAGTGACTGTAATCAATGCCCATTTCTATCCTCCATAAACATACCAGATGTCGCCCGTTGGCTTCCCATCTGGTCCATTATATACTCGCTTTACGAGACGCTGTCGCAAGACAGTGTCCATAACGTTATCAAACTTCTTGCTGTCAATGTCTCGCCAGACGAGACGCATAAGCTCCCGCTCTGTTATCCACTTCCGCTGCTTGACAATCTCCACCACAAGGTTGACATCGCATGAACAATCGCAAGCTTCAGCAGATAAAGAGGCTTCCGCTCATACCAGCCATCAAAGACTGGGTCTGGGCACAGCTGTGCTGTCCTGTCGTAGTCGTTATACCACTCAATCCAGCGTTGGCTGTGCTGTCCTGTCGTAGTCGTTATACCACTCAATCCAGCGTTGCTTGCACTCAGGCGAGAACTCGTATGTCCCCGCTATGCGAGAGATGATGTATAGGTCGTTCTTGAGAGCCCTGCAGAGCTCTCGCTCCTCCTCATCCTCGACAGGAATTGGCACAGGCTTTGCCCGCCGTGTGGCCCAGACAAATATGATTCTCGACGTCAGTCCGCTGCCGATGGCACTGCTTGGCAGCGAGGACGCAATACTCTCAGGTGTCGTTGCAGCAAGCACGTTGAGAAACACAGACGGGACGACATTCGTCCCAGTATGTTTTGTTCGATACTTCCACGGGATTTCCTGGGCATCGAACAGGTCTGTTAGCATAACAATCATCTTCGTGTTGTCGCCCTTCTGGCCGAGGAAGCTCTCAAACTCTTTCGACGTGACTGTGAGGCTACTGTGTTGGAAGCGTGAACCATCAGGCATTTGCTCGTCAACTGCACTGTTTTCCAAGTCCTGAATCAGTGCCTGCGGCGTGACCGCATCGGCACTCAAAATGACGTCGGGTATCTCCGACAGGAATTTTATTCCGAAGGAGATGGCTTGGCTCTTCCGAGCCGCACCTGGCGGTGCAACCAGCACAACATACATATTAGGATACACGTTTATCCTACCAAGCGAGAGCTTTACTTTCTTGCGAAGCACAGCTGCAATCACGGACATAGCTACCCACCTGTGAAAGATTGTGGCACTTTCCGTGTTCTGCATATATCGAAGGTATGCTTCAATCCAGTCATTTAACATTCTCCCCATCGTTACTGTCTCCAGTCAATGTCAAGCTCTTCCATATCGCCCCAATACTCTCCAACCTTGAAGTCGACGTCGATTATCATCGTCTCGTTGTTGACTGGGATTTCCCTTATCATATGTTCACGCATCAGGCGGATGCATCTATCAACCATCTCGGGTTCAGCTGCTACATAGATTGCGTCATGGAGCTGGATGCAAACATCAAACTCGCTGCCGTGAGCTTGGTAGAAGCTCTCCGCTGATATGTTGAGCAGGTCTCCGACTGAGGACTGCGGGATGTAGGCATATGCCTCTCGAAACAGAGCGTCACCCCACCTTCCGAGGAAGCGGTGTCTTCGACCGAAGAGATTGACGAGCGTCCTATCTTGGCGAAGCTGCTGCTGTATCCGCATGTGCCAGCTTTTCAAGAGGTGGTTCTTCTCGTAATAGCGGTCGAGCAAGGCTCTCGCCTGCGACAGTGTAACGCCGAGACGCTCGGCGACAGTTGCAGGGCCTGCGGCGTAGTTACAAGCGTGGCGAAGCGTCTTCCCTATGCGTCGCTGTGCTGGCGTGACTTCGTCCACAGGTATTTCATACATGATGCTCGCCGTGTAGCGGTGGATGTCGTAGTTCTTCTTCCTTAAGGAAGGAGGCATCCCAAAGCTATCCTTAAACATCTTCATCAGGACAGTGTCAAGACACAAGTAGGCCACCACGACGGCTTCTGCCTGGACATAGTCCGCTCCGATGAATACCTTCCCTTTCGGTGCTCGATAGAGCACACGAGCATCTTCAGGAATGTTCTGCAAATTGCCGCTGCCATATGGCAGGATGATGCTCTTGCTAGAGCTCCAGCGACCGCCAAACGACGTTCCTGCTATGTTGTAGCAGGTGTGGACTTTCCCCTCAGGGCTGACAGTAATGTCCACAAAAGACGATTTTTTCTTTGCGACAGCTCGTCGCTCGAGAATGAGCCCAGGAACTGGGTGCACCTTTGCGAGCCTTTTCAAGGCCTGCTCATCTGTTGTAACCTTGCGTTCCTGCTCTTTAGACTTGCGTCGCTTGAATTGCAACGGCAGACCGAGGTCGACATAGAGCAAGCGTTTCACCTGCTCTGGCGAGTTGAAATTTATTTCACGGCCGCAAGCAGCGACAAGCTTCTCGTCGAGCTCCTTGAGCTGTTTTTTGCACTCCTTGAGGAGTGCGTCACGCTTCTCAAGGTCAATGTCTATGCCTCGCAGCTGCATGTAAATGGCAAGCTCAAGTTGTCTCATCTCCATATCGAAGATGTGTTGTTGACCAGCATTCCGAACTTCCCGTTCCAGAATTGGAACAAGAGCGATTGTGGCAGCTGCATCCTGGGCGTTGTAGAGGCCCATGTCCCTGCTGGAATAGGGCTTCCAGACAGGAATGTCCAAGCAGATGCTTGCGAGATAGCCAAGGTCTCTCGGCAATTCAGGCCACACAACATGG